AGGGTGAGCTAGAAATGGAGTTCGACGGAGAAAGAATAACTATTGTCGCTGCCGAAACTTCTCGTCACAGAGAAGGAATAGAATTAGATTTATGTGATTGGGATTGGTTCGAAGAACAAGACGAATTTGGTTACGAAGAATTTGATAAAATTATTACAGATTTATTCGCACCTCAACCTGACTTCCTCGAAGCAGTAAATTCCTAAATAAAAAATCTAGGGGGTGTGCACAACATCCCCTTACCCTACCCCTGTGGTTTAGATCATAGGGGTATTGTATATCACCCCTCACCAGAATAAAAAATAAATAAATACTGTGGCATCACAGATCGGGATAGAGGCCACATAGGGCAGTAGCCCTACCACCACATAGGGAAATAAATAAAATAAATTATAGAGGTAGTAGGGGGGACCCAATACACCATATACACAATAGGGTACCAAGGGAACCAAAAAAATTCGCAGCACATTTTTTTAAGTCCCTATCTACTAATCAAAACTACTTAGGTGTAAAAGGAATAATATATGCTAGATTTTGAAACATTTGTTAGATTGCTGACGATCTATGACAAAGAAAATAAAAAATTAGATTTCTTCAATCCGTTTCCTGCTCAGGATATTATGATGCAGACGCTAAAGGATTATGATAAAATTATTGTTTTGAAGGCAAGACAACTTGGAATCTCAACAGTAATCAGATCTTGGTTTTTTTATCAATCTTATTATGATGTCGAGCCTAGATCTTATGGTGTGATTGCACATACCAAAGACGCATCTAACAACATTGCAAATATGGACAAGACATTCCACGATAACTTGCCACCACAAATGAGAAAAAATATTTTAAAAAATAATGTTTCTGAATTAGTGTTTGATGGATCAGGCTCAAGCCTAAGATCTTTCACAGCATCATCTAAGGGTGGTACCAGATCGTTTCAACTTGATGGTGTGCATCTATCTGAATTTGCTTTCTACGAAGATCAAGAAGAATTTTTATCTACAATGATGGCTACTATTGGTGCCAACCAGATTATCATCGAGAGTACACCAAACCAGATTGGAGATAAATTTTATAATTTAATTATGGAAAATCTTGCTGCTGAGGATCCAGAGTGGAAGGTTGTATTCTTTCCTTGGTATTATCATCCAGAGTATAAGACAACACCACCTCCAACATTCCAACTAAGAAAAGAAGAAGAAATAATAAAAGAAGAATTTGATCTTACAGACGAACAGATATACTGGAGAAGAAAACAGATTGCAACTCTAGGAAAAGATAAATTTTATAGAGAGTATCCCTCTACAATAGAAGAGGCATTTAGAACGTCAGGAACGCCTTATTTTAGCCCTAAAAGCCTTGAGGCTATAGAACCCCTAGCCAACCCTAAAGGGGACCTTAAAATCTATTGTAACCCTGATTACAGCCACGACTATGTTATGGGTGTTGATGTGTCTGCTGGAGTTGGAAAAGATTATAATGCATTCACGATCATCGACTGTCAAACAAGACAAGTGGTTTGTCAATACTGGTCTAATGTTATAACGCCAGTAAAATTTGCAGAAATAATTTGGACGGAAGGTTTGAAGTGGAATAACGCAAAAGTTATCGTTGAAGCAAACAATGTTGGTCAAGTTGTTCTGTGGAAACTAAAAGAGTGGAAGTATCCTAAGCTATGGAAAAATGAAAAAGGAAAATTCTTTTTTACTAATAATAAAACAAGACCTGTATTATTTGAGAACTTAAAAGACTATATAGAGGACGAACTACTATTTAATTTAAATATAGATGTAATAAAACAACTTGAATCTATACAGTACGACAAAGGTAAGCCTGTGCATCCAAAATCTGGTAATGATGACATTGTGGTTAGTATGGCGTTAGCATACTATGTAATAAAAGATATGCCTATTGAATATGAAACAGGGATAGGTAATATGTATTTAGAAGAGTGGAAAAGAATTAAAAAAACTAATTCTGCTAAAAGAGCATTACCTTGGAATGTAAGAGGCGGTAACGGAAAAGGAGGTTATAAATAATGAAAGATTATGATATCGAGTATTTGTTAGACACGCACAATGAGTTCTGGGATAAACAAAGATCCGAACTTGAAAGATATAAAAATGTTTATGAGTGTAGATTTTGGGAGGATTCTCCCTACAGTCAAATGTATGGTGGTAATAACACACAGATGGCTATTCAAACCTCAGAGGGTTATGGTTACATTGAATCATTTATTGCTTCTTTGTTTGCAAAAAACCCTGCTGTTGTTCTAAAGAAAGGTTTAAAAAATAAAGGCGACTCATTCAAGTCTCAAGAAGTAGCAAATAATTTTCTTTTAAAATGTAGACAAGAGATTGAGAATGCTGCTAGGCTTGCCTTGATTTACCCTATGGCTTTTATGAAATTAGTTCCTCAACCTGATGGGGATATTTACAATAGGGTTGTTCCTGTTAGCGTTTCACCTTGGGATGTAATTCTCGATAGAGATGCTCCTAGATTTGACAAACAAAGATTTATCGGTCACAAGTACCAAATGCCTATGGATGAAGCAAAGATAAAATTTGGTGCGAAAAAATTTATTGCCGAGAATAAAGATTATTATTTTAAAGTTGGCTATGGTATTGATCCCGACTTCGGTGAAGATCCAAAGCCTGCTGACAAATCAGAATATTCACAGTATGTAACGATCATTGAGTTGTATGATCTTATAAATGATGAATTAATTTTTTATTGCCCCCATATCCAAAGAGAGAATAAAGTATTAGAAAGAACGAAGTTTATTCCCTTCAGAGATTCTTTGGGTGAGCCTGTTGTTCCTATTATTCCTTTATACTTCAACAGGATCCCCTCTCAACCTTTACTGGGTTACTCTGCTATGAAAAGAGTTTATGATCAACTTTTTGAAATTAACACGATCAGATCTTTTATGGCTAACTCTGTAAGAAAAGCATCTAGACAATACATAGTTAAGGCTGGTGTGTTTGATGAAGAATCAATGGCTCAAATTACAGCGGGCATAGATGGTTTGTTTGTGGAGACTGAAGAAGAAAATTTGGAAGGAGCAATCAGAGCCTTACCACACACCGCTATGCCCACCGAATTAAACACCTATCATAATGAAGTAAAAAAAGATTTAGATCAGGGTTCTATTCTTGCACCATTCACCAGAGGTGAAGCAATGTCTAGTAGAACCACTGCATCTGAAATTACAGCATTGGCTGCTTACTCGTCTTCAGAACTTGGTAGATTGGCAAGAGAAAGAGATGCGATGATTGAACACATTGCATTAGCTTATTTGAATATGACAGCGACCCTACTCGAAGGAGAGACACCGCAGGTTCTCAATATTGGGGTTGATACTTTTATTGTTACAGCGGAGGATCTCAGAGGAGACTTTGAAGCATTTGCTTCTGATCAGGCGAGTACGCCTCTCTCTGAGACTGTAGCAAAAAGACAACTCTTAGAGAACCTGCCCACTCTCATTTCATTAGGTGTACCTAAAGAAAAAATTCTAAAAGAAGTTGTAAGAATGTTGAACCTACCAGAAGATTTTGCTGAGGTTCCACCTGAAGAAATACCTGAGAAGGGTAGGATCTCACCTATTGAGGCACCACCTACATTGGGACAGGCTATGGCAAATCCACAGCCATCAAACATTCAGGCATTCTTACCACAAGATAAAATAGCAGGAGAAAACTAAATGAGCGAAAAAGTAATTTGGAAAACGCAAGAGGAAGCAGAGGCTTGGCTTGATGCGTATTACGAACAACAAACAGGAATTTCTTTTTATCAGTATGATCTTGATTGCCAAGTCAACGAGTTGATTGCTGGTGGTATGGAATATCCAGAAGCATTTGATAAAGTTTATACTATCGATGTTTTAAAAAAATTAAATCTTTTACCTAGTGACTTCGAAGAGACTGAAGACACTATGTCTATGAGTGAAGTTTTAGCAGACATAGACGACAAATATACAGTGATGGTTGAGAAACCTACTAATGAATTAACTAATAGCGAGGAGTAAATTATGGCTTTAAGAGATAAATTTATGGAAGAGGTTGGTAACGCACCTATGGCAGACATTATGGCTACGCCTGATGCAGCACCACAAGACGCACAACTAGAGGCAAAAATGAATGAAGCAGATATGGCTTTTGAAGAAGTAATGGCTGAAGCAAATCCTGTTGGAGATTTTACAGCATCTGCGATCAATACATTGATTCAAAAAGTAAATGCTGCGTTGCCTCTATTTGGACCAGAAGCACAAGAGGTAGCACCTGTAGAAGGAGATGTACAAGAATTCCCTACTGATCTTACCAAAGCTTTACAGATGATGGCACAAGCAGCAGGTGACGCTGGTATTGATGGTGCTATCGATATGAATGTTTCAGATGATAAGGGAGTAAAATTACTTGCAGGACAAGTAGATTCTTTATCTAGAAATCAAACTTTCAAAACTTTTTTGAAAGGACAAGGCGACAGCAATGCTGCCTTGATGTTGGAAGTCGAAGTTGAACCCGCAGAAGGACCAGCACCTGCTGCACCTGAAATGGGCGAAGACGAGATGGACAAACTATTTAACTCAAGAATGAAATAATATAGGAGCAAAATATTATGAGTGATACAGAAACAACCCAAGGGACTTCAGGTTATCAAAAATACACAGAGGATGTTGTCGGTAAGGCAATGGATACTGTTATTAAATCTAAAGGAACAAACGTATATGACAACAATACAACCACTGCAAAAGCAGACACCAAAGAGGAAGGGACTGATAATCCCTTTACCACAGAAGGGGCTTCGTTCGACGAATTCGCCAAAGCCCAAATCAACAACCAAAACTTTTCCACTACCGAAACCCACAAAGGGATCGACTACAACAGAGTGGTAAGTGAGTTACCAGATGACGCACAAAAGTTGATGGCTAATTTCAGAGCAGACTATACAAGAAAAACTCAAGAACTTGCTGCTATGAGAAAGCAAGTCGAGGAACAACAAAAGGCTCTGTTAAATTCTGACTTTGCAAAAAATATAAAAGCAAAAGCAGAAACGCCAGTAGACTTTGATCCGTTTGATGACGCATCTGTACAAGCAAAGATTGAACAAGAGGTTGCAAGAAGAATGCAAGAAATGTTGAATCCGTTGCAACAACAATACGAATTACAGCAAAACCAATATGAACTAGATAAGTTCAAAGCAGCCAATCCTGACCTTATGGATTACAAACAAGATGTTGCTAAGTTGCTTTTGCAAAATGAAAATTTATCTCTACAACAGGCTTACTTTATTGTGAAAGGCCAAAAGCAAAATGAAAAAACTAGACAACTTGAAGAAGAACTAAGCACTTACAAGACTACCGCTAAGGAGTATGGTTTGATGATTGGTGGATCGACAAGACCTAGTAAGGCCCCAACAGTACCAAAGTCTGTGAGAGATCAAGGAGCATACGCTGTTTACCAGTGGCTTGCTGCGAATAAATCTAAATAACCCCCCTTGTGGATAAGGTGATTTAGTCAGACCCTGAAAAGGATACCTGCTAATAAACTAAAAACATAAATGCCTAATTTCAAATTATGGAGGAAAATAATATGGCTATTTCAAATGATATTCTGTCCTCAACTTTAAGAATCTTGAAGGACGAAGAGGTTGATAACCTTTACAAAGCCACACCTCTGCTTGATAGTATTCAAAAGCAAGGTGGGGTAGAAACAGTAGACGGTGGTTCTAAACTTGACAGACCAATGATCTTGGCAGAACACTCTACTATTACACAACTTTCCAGCGGGTATGAGCCAATCAACCTGTCGGCTTCTGATGTATTGAGACATCAGTCGTATGAATTCCAAAACGCTACTATTCCCATTATCATCACTAAGGTAGAAGAGATGGCGAATAAAGGTCCTAGAGCCTTGGTAGATGTAGCTCAAGCTAGAATGAAGGCCGCTATGGGCCAGTTCAAGAGAGAGTACGAGAAAGCATTGGTTGCTAACTCTTCTTCTGTTTTGACTAACCTGTCTTCATTGAATGGTACTTCTGCTACTGGTAAGTCTTCCGATGGTTTCTTCGAAGCACTTGCTTTTGGTAACCAACAAAACTCTGTTGGTGGTATTGCTAAATCTGCTTTCCCAGATGACTTCCAACACCAGTTCGCAAACATCTCTGCTGCTTCTGTTGGTGGCACTGAGTTGATCGATGCTTTGACTGAAATTTATGTAGAAGCACAACTTAGAACTCCAGATGGTTCTGCACCAAACTTGATCCTTGTATCTCCTTTGTTCTTCAAACTTTACAAGGCTCAACTTTATAACAACCAAAGATTTGTTGACGCATCTACTTTGGATGGTGGTCAAATGCAACTTGCCTTCCACGGTGCTGCTTTGATTCCGTCACCTGTTATGGTTGGTTTGGACGCTGATGGCTCTAACGATGTTGCTGCTTATGTCCTCAACACAAAGTATATCAAGTTGGTATATGATAGTGATGGAGACTTCGAGATGACAGACTTTATGGATGCTACTGGATATGCTTCTAGGTACGCATACATTTTCTGTAGAATGCAGATGGTTGTTGATCACTTGGCTTCTCAAGGGCTTATCACCATTCTGAACAGTATCACTGGTTTATCATAATAGGAGGAAATAAATTATGGCTAGTTCAAATTACATTCAAAAAATCTTCGCTGCCGATGAGGTAGGAAGTTCTAACGACTTGGGCCAAGATTCAACTACTGACTCTAGAAGAAACCAAGTTGAGATTGCTATTGTTGGATTTTCTGGCTCTGCTTCTACCACGCTGACTTTGGCGGCTGGTGATGTTGTTTGCTGGGATTTCACTGATGGTGGTGATGGCAAAGTATGCGAAGCAGTAAAGAAGTCT